ATCAACACCGTTACGATTGCCCGGGTCTTGAAAGCTTGCCACTCCAAGCCGGCGTTGAACGCCAGTCCGCAGACGATAACCATGATCAGCCATGAACCGTGGGCGTCCCACAGTTTGCGGCTTCGCACCCTCGGTTGGAAATTATTCATGCTTGCTTACCTGTTTCAAGGCGGGATCGCAGACGATGCAGTTCGTCGGAAAGCTGGGAAACTTGCGCCCTTAGCTGCACGTTTTCGTCCAGGACAATGCGCATCTGCTCGCTAAGCTGGTCCATGCGCGCTAAGACCTGTGCATTTTGGGCACGCATTTCTGAGAATCGTTCCGTTAATTCTAGCTGCTTTGCGAAAGCAGCGTCCGCTCGATCGTTCGCTTCGTCTCGTTCCTTCACGACAGAATCCACCACCCTGTTTAACCGTTCGATTTCCCGAATGTCTATACCGCGGCTTTCAGCCTGTTCCTTCTTTTCCGATTTGTTCTTCCACAGATACGCCAAGCCGGCTGACACGGCAACGCCGATTGCTTCCCATGGCGCGCTTTTAAACAGGGCTACGAAATCTTCCATCGGTCTCATCCGGCTAATGATTCAATGGGCGGTACTGTACCATGATCGTGCCATCATTCGCAGGGCTGTGGCTAGGCCCCTGCCGGCGGGAAATTGTCGTCATCAGCGTACATCCGCACATCGTATTTCACAGCTTTCATAGCGCATGTCCGGGCACCCTTTGGTCTGACCTCGGTGATGATCGCCGGGTACACCCATTTGTCGGAATGCCCGAACTGAACGATTGGCGCCATGGCGGCGGTTTGGAACTCGGGCACAAAGTCCAGGGTTGGAATGGTGAAAGATTTGTCAGTCACTCGGGTTGCGGTATATGGGCCCGATGCCGTGCCGTCTTTGCGCCGCACCAGCACTTTATAGGTGCCAGGCTTTGACCAATCCAGCTTAACGGAAACCCCCAGCGTGACGACCCCACCAACCCCTACGCTGTAGCTGACGACCTCGGCGTTCTGCCCCCGGTTAGGTGTTGAGTCACCCAAGCCAGCGTATGACCAATACGAACTGTTCAGCCCGGCAAGCTCCGTCTCGAACTCATAGGTTTCTTGGCGGTACAGATAGCCACGCCGCACGCGCATCCCGTAGCGCCAAGCCCTGGTGCGGTCTGTGATACCTTCAACCTTTTCCTTCTTGACCTTTACGCCAAGGTCGCCAGCAAGCCGACATTTAACAACCTCGTTCTGTTTTGTGATGGCGTCGAAGTATTCAACATCCACACCGTCGAACTGGTCAGGCAAGCCACCCCCAACGAACGTACGAGTCAGCGGCTTGAGCATCACACGCGGGTTGTAGATGTGGTCGAAAGATTCGCCGCGGGGCATGTCGCAAACCGGCACCAGTACACCGCGATCAATGGTCAACTCGCTGAAACCTGGGATCAACGCTTGCAACAGGTAGCCCTTAACGGTGTCCTGTTCCATGATGATCTTGTCGTAATACTCCCCGCGTGGCGTCCAGCGTTCAGTTTCCAAGCGCTCGAGCTCAACAATGTCCAAGTCTTCAGTATCGCTATAACCAGCGTCTCGGCATATTTGCCCGACTGCCGCCGATATTTCTCGGGTGGGTTCAGGCGCTCGCCATACCCCACCGCGCAGCACCGGCAAGATGCGAATGCATTCCAGCGACACAAGGTTCTCAGCCGATGTGCTCAGCCTGTCACCGCCACGGATGTTACAGGTCATCACCGTCATCCCTGCATAATTGGCAGGTGATTTATCGCTGATCAGCCCATACAGGCTGTACCACTGGCTATCGTCTTTGACTTCCTCGGGCCTTGAGTAACCGGTTACCGGCAAACGTTTTATGCGGCACTCAGGGCGCATCGGGTAGGGCAACGCCTGACGGAACGTATAGCCAACGGCATCAAGCGAATTGTTGGACATGGTTTTAACGATAGTGGTCCAGGCGCCACCCAATGCCATGTCGCGGTACTCAAATTGGTGTGAGCTGCTAACCTCATATTCCTGCCCCTCACGACCGATACCGAGCAGCGTAGTGAACAGCACGCTCCACTCTACGTGTGTACACAGTTCACCCGAAGGGCATGCGGGGAATGGCCCACGATAGCCGCCAGTGTAATTGGATGAGTCAAGTATGACTTGCCCCTGACTGGTCGAACGATCAGCCCACCCGGACCATGCCGCGTCTACACTGCCGTCTTCTAGCAGCCTGTCAACGGTCAACAGTTGCGGTGTGTTGGTCACGATGCGGTAGCGCAGGCCTGGGTATCCGATCACCATTGTCAAAGAACCCAGAGTCAGGCCGGTGGCTGGAGCCCCACCAAGGTAGTTAAGCTGAAGCGTCGTGGCAGTCTGCGAGAAAATGACGTAGGTGCCGCTGTTGGACCCTGAAATCTCGATGATTGCGCCGGTCGGTATGTCGAGCTGTGCGATATCGCCGTTTATTACATCGCGTCCACCGGTCCCAGTGCCGTCATCAACGGTATACGGATACGGCGAAGCGATACGAATCAAAAGATTTGGACCCCAATCGGTCGGAAAGCTCCCTGAACCCGAAGGGATGCCGACGGTCTTGGCTGAAAAATTGAACACCGAAGCTGTTGCGCTTTGGGTCAAGGTCGTAGAAACCGTCAGCTCCAGGCCCGGCGAGCCACTGGAGCTTGGCCCAACTTCGGGAGCTGGATACCAGTTCAGACGCGCCGGGTCACTGGCAAGACTTTCGCCGGGCCCGTATACAGCGTACGTCGCATCATCACCCAACACGTTGAACGGTGTCTCAGCCACTAGCACACGACTAGCCGGTATCTGATACTCACCTTCCCCGACGAACAAACACAGCTCTACGCGTTGTTCACGGGGCGAGCCCGCCACAAAGTACCGACGCCCTGCCGTGGCCAAATCTGGATAGCGCGCTGTGTTCTGCCCAAAGCACTGCACGCGTATTGAGTTGAGGCGAACCTTATTCCCTTTGGTGTTTGCCTCATCGAGCCCCTTCCCGCTTCTGTTGTTCGCACCGCTCTGCGACGGCAACTTAGGCATGAGCGCTTTGAGTGCGGCCTTTGCACCGAAGATCAAAGCGAAGGTGATAGAAAACGGGTCGCTGCCAAGCGGGACACGAACTATTTCAACATTGCTGTTGTTGTCGATCTTGCAGCCGTGCCAAGCGAACGGGTGAAGCTGTACGCCATCCACAAATATGGCCAGCGGACGCGACTCAAGGTGCCCAGGTATGCGGTCAATACCGTTCGAGTAGCACCACTCGGCCACGGTTGTCGGTTCGTCGATTTGGTAGGTCTTGGTTTCCCCGCCGTCGACAATGCTGCTATGAAATTCAATCATTGTGGAAAGTCACTCGCACATGGTCGCGCAGCCAAGCATTTAGCCTGACCTTGCGGGCGCCTTTTTCGGCATTGATTTCCAGTATCCACAATTGGTTGCCTTCCTCAACGACCAGGGCGACGTGGGCGCAAGTGTTGCCGATCATAACAGCGGCGATAGCCCCGTGGCAGGGCTCACACTCTTTGAGCTTGGCAGACTCAGCCCGATAAGCCTTTGTGAAGCCACGTGGGTTATCGTTGCGCAGATGACCGTAGACGGGGAGCCACGAAAGCCCCAGGTGTTGGCCACGGGCTTCGCGCACCAAACCCCAGCAATCGTACTCAATAGGGCCGCGCCCGCCGTCCACGTAGACAGCACGGTCAAGGTACTCGTTTATCCAGCTCATATGATGTACCTGATACCTGGGGCGTAATCAGCAGTAAGGTAGCGCCGCGGGTACGCCGTCGTGAGGATGTTGAAGTACCCGCACTGAAGATTGGCGATAACGCCTTGCAGCTCGCCCCCGAGCACTGTCAGCCTGTATGGGCGTTCAGCCGGGGCGAGTTTGTTGTTAGACAACCAAGTGCGGTACACCACAGTTACCCGCGTGTTGGCTTCAGTTGACAGGTCTACAAGGTCGGAGACTTCGCCAGTTGCGTTGCTTGTGGCGAAGTTGAGTGTCTGATTACCCTTGTTGTCCTTGGCCGGTAAGCCTAGCACCAAGTTTATAGCCCGGTGAAAAACTGACCGACCGTCTTCCATGCCGAGTACGTGATCCTTGAAGCCGTTGATGAGAAATAACGACGGGAACGATTCGCAGATAACTTCAATTCCGCGAATATACGCAACATTCCCGCCACTGGCGTTAACTTCCTCAAGGACCTGGCTCATTTACAACTCTACTGATAGCGATACATAAGTAGCATCAGTCAAAACCCCTGAAGAGTTGTATGTTCTAACCTCAAGAGTCGTGCCGGTAGGTGAAACCCACGCGCACATAGGGTTAGAAGAACTGACTAACGGCACATATGCTGTGCCGAGATTCTTAGAGAACGTAACAAGGTACGTTCCTGCGCCAGTACGTGCAACAGAAGCGACATTAACACCCCGCGTGACGGCTGGGGTTGCACCGCCAGTGAATCGAGCGCGTGCCCCGGTGCCCCGGTGCGTAGCTGATCCGCCATCAATTACATCGTTTGTGTTTGACGAGAAATAACTAGCTGAGTCTGGCGCGTAGACAGCACCGGCCCCGGCGATAATCCTCAATCCCTCGTTCATCGATTCATACCGATGTCCAAGAATCACTGTCCCACTGACGTTGGCGCCAACGTAGATTCCACTAGTAACTTGCCCAGGATATTCAGTGGCGCAATTTAAGATTCTCGTGTTGTTCACGTAGGTGCCGTCGCTTACCACAACACGAATGCCATAGCCACCTGACACGGACGCTTGGCACCTTAAATTTTCCAAAAGGTTGCTGTTGGCTACGTTGCGGATAGATACGCAATCGGTAACCCCACCAATAACCATGTCTCGTAGCACATTGTATGAACATTCTGTGTTCGTACCGTCAAGCACCTGGGCGGCAGTGCCGCGAGCTTCCATCAATACACCGATTTGCCCTGCAACATTCGCACCGACAACCCACAGTCGTTCGCACGTAGTGAACTGCATAGACTTCAGGTTAAGCAGGAAGGCCGAGCCTGTCGCGGATGCGTCACGGAGCAAGAGCAAGTCAAAGAAGTTCGTAAACTTGATCGTCTCAGTATTTTGGGTCAACGATTCGATAATGCTGCCAGTGCCGTAACTACGGATAGTGCTGCCGCGACGATTCAGACCGCGAATAGTTAGACCTTCTTTTGGGATCAAGATGGGAGTTTCAGTGCGAAGACTTGGGCCGTCGAGCACCAATACCGAACCAGAAGGCATGGAAGCAAGTAAAGCGTTCACCGCTGGCGCTTGGTCAGTCGCGGCAGAGTTTACGTCGATGCCGTTTTTAGATGCGTAATAAACCGGACCTTTCCCGGATATCGCGTCAGCTTGAGATGTAGACAATTCATCAATCTTAGCCTTGACAGTGACCCCGGTTTCGTACGCCACGATATTAGAGCCTTCGGCTGGGTCGGCCAAATCCTGGCGCAACACGTCATCACCGCTAATAGGGGTGAAGTTCGAAGCCTCCGTAACCCAATTGCCGGTCGTGGTATACGGTAACGTTGTGGCTGGCGCTATACGATATGCCAGCCCATCACGAATCATGTACTGACTGCGACTGGTGAAGTTCAAACCAGCGCCATAATCGCCGATGAACACAAATGCCGAAGCTGCTAAAAACTCTTGGAAGGCCACTTCCCGACCTTGTTCGGAGGAAGTGAACTGTTGATTCATACCCTCAATAGAAAGCTTCAGAACACCGAAGCGATTCGGGTACATCGGCTCCGGGCCGTTGGAAAAGTTATCGAAGTTCGTCGCGTTGTCGTACAGATCGCGAGGATCCTTCGAGCCCAAAGGGTTATTCGTATCGTAAGCCATGTGATGTGATTCCTTTAGGCGTTGGGCCACTGTTCGTTAGCGGCGAAGTCAAAAACGTTCATGTGAGTTTGATAGAAATTATCCGGCCACTCACGGTTAACAGCGTAATCGAATATATCAGCCATCAGCACATAGTCCGGCAAAATTTCGGCCCACCCATCATCGAGCATCGGTTCAAATTCTATTTCTAGGGTTGCCTCATAATTCCACGACCATTTTCCGACCAGCTGGCCGCGCTGGGGCGTACCCGTAAACCTGGCCGTAACGTCCTCAAACCCCATCGGGGTTAGCAGACGGATGGTAAACCATCCGGCTTTAACAACTTGATTCGCCCATGCTACGAAAAGCCGGGCTTGAGGTTCTGTGAAGATCCACGAAGCGTTTACGAACAGCGGTGCGTCTTCAAATTCCCACCGCTGGACCGCACGGCCGTTATCCATCCCGGTACTACGGATCTTGTTGACAGCATCCGTAGCGTAACCAGTACGCAGAGGGCACGGCAGACCATCCGGGTATTTAGGAATCATTCGCCTTGAGGCCTCACGTTATACCGGCGTTGGAAGGCTTCGCCTAGCGGGCCGTCCCCGAAGATTTGCGAGACGAATACGTCTGTGACTTCTTGCATACCTTCATCGTCCAGTCGGGTGCGTGTCTGCCCTGCTTTCGAGGCGTCTTCGATCAAGTTTACGACAGTACCGGACTTATTGGTATTGCTTACTGGCGACTTGATGCTGTCCAGGGTTTTGTCGAGCTTGGCGCTGGTCTGCGCTGTCGTGACGCGTTCGCCTTTCTCCAAAAGCCATGTGCCGGTCTGCGGTACGGAATCGATACCGTCGTGCGCCATACCTGCTAGCCCCGCGGCGCCTACACCTGCGACCAGGGGTGCAGTAAAGGCGGCAGCAGTTGCGGCCGCAGCAGGGGCCAAGAAGGGGCCCACGATCGGGATAGCGGCGGTAGAGGCGAACGCAGCAATCTGTGCCTGCAAAGACATGGCCGTCGCGTTAGCGACAAGAGCCGGCACCGCGGCAGCTTGAGCGGACTTGCCGGCGAGAAGCTGCACGGCTTGATAGACGACCCATTGGGCAGCCATCTTGACCAGGGCGCCGACGATCGCGCTAACCATGGTCGACGCAAGATCCTTGAAGGCGTCACCTACAGATTTAGTCCCGTCCAAGATCGACATAAAGCTATCCGCTAGACCTTCTGTCATCGTGTCCAAGGTTCCGGTGACGAACTCGGATGCCATAGCGCTGTAATTCGTAGCCTCTTCAGCCCAGTTGGTCCAACCCTCGGATGCGCCGAGGAAGAAATTGCCTTGAGCTTCGTCAAGCTGATTGTAGTAGTCCTGCTGCATCACCAAACGCGATGCCAAGTTCTCTTCGAGGATCGCTGTCTCTTGCGCGTACAGGTCTTCGCTGATTTGCCCGGTGTTAAGTTGCTTGTTCAGCTTGTCGACTTCAGCTTGATACTCCTTGCGGATGGTCAAGTCTTCTTTTAGCCGCTCGCGCAGCTTCTCGCCTTGACCGAGTCCGGTCAGCGAGGAGTTTAAGCCGTCCTGCGCTTGAGCAAGCTTCGACGCTTGGTTCTCTTGGAACGCGGCCAGCTTCTCGGCTTCGGATGTTGCCTGCTTGCGTGCGGCGATCTCCTGCTCCAGTGCTACGTTGCGCTTGAGCTGGGCGCGCAGCAGCTCTTCGCTGGCAAGCAAAGACTTCTGATCGGCGGTCTGAATGTCCTTGTTCTTGATGTCAGCAATTTCTTGCTCGAAGCGGGCCAAGGCTTGCGCTTGAGCACCTAGCTTCTCGTTGGTCTGCGATTGAACCTGTAGCGCGGCGGCCTGCTGGCGCAGGTTGTCCAACATCTTCATGCCGGCGTCTTCGCGGTATTGCTTAGGCGCCTTTACCTTGTCAGCTTTGAACTGCTCCTCAGCAGCTTTGCGCAACTGGGCGATCTGCGCTTCGCTGTACTCCACCCCGCGCTTCGCCGCTGCAGCGATCTGCTTATCAATCTCCGCGTATCGTTTGGCGAGCTTGTCAGTCTTCGGCGCCGTCTCGTCCAGGGATTTGTTAAGCGCTTCGACAGCGGCGATACCTTTGCGGTCCTGCGCGATGACGTTGGCGGATACCGCGGCGCGCTTGCGGCTCTCCTCCTGCTGCACGAGCAGGTCGGTTATCTCCTTTTCCGTTTGCTCGCGTCGTAGGTCATTGCTCGGCGTAGCACCAAAGCCGCTGCCCGGGGCGTTGTTGATCGCGTCAGCGTTCGCGATGTCTTGAAGTCGATCGTTAAGCGTCTTCAGCTTCTGCTCGAGAGTAGACTCGCGCCCGATATCGAGGAAAGCGTCCCAAGCTTCTTTAGCAGCGTTCTTCACGGTTAGCCAAGCCGACTCGACGTAGCCCAGGTCGCCGCGAATCTTATTCGCCCGGGTAGTCAGCGCTTCGGCGTAAGCCTGTTCGGCCAGGTTGGCCGCACCCTGGGCATCACCTTGACGCTGCAGTGCTTCGATTTGTGCGTAGGTCGAAGTCGTCAGGAAGTTCATTGAGTCGTTCAACTCTTTGACTGCCTTGACCGGATCCTTCGCCAGCTTCTCGAAGTCCTTAACAGTCTCCTCCGCTGCTTTGCCGGTAGCTTCCTGCATCTTCAATGCCGCTACGGCGATCATGTCGAACGACGATGCGGGGATACGGCTAGAGGAGGCGAGCTGCGCCAATACTCCTGCTGCTGCGCCTATTGTGCCTACGGCTCGGCTGACGTTTTGCGCTGTGCTAGCGAGCTGGTCGCCGGTCGTGCCGGCGGCGTTGCCGCTAAGCGTCAGGGCTCTCTCGAATGCTGTTGCCTCATCGCTGCCTTGCTTGTACGCCAAAGCGAGTGCGGCTGCTGCCGCTGCTGCGACGGTGAACGGGTTAATGAGCCCGAGGACATAACCGCCTAGCGCGCGAGCTGCCGGGCCTAGACCGCCGAACATGTCTTTGAGCTGACCGCCCTGTTGCAAGAAAACAGTAAGGGGGTTTTGGCCGGCGGCCAGGGAGGTAGCGATGTCGGTGAACTGCGCCGGGACCCCGCGCAGGTTAGCCGCCAGTTGCTTGGCCGTCAGCCCTTGAGCGTTGTAGGCTTTATCGAGCTTGGCGAAGGTGGCGACGTTGGATTCTGCCGCCGCTTTTTGCTGATTGAGAACGGCGGTGTACTTGTTGTAGTCGTCGATCGGCAGACGACCGGCTTTGAAGTGGGCGTTTAGTTTCTGCTGCTGAGCGTCAAGGCGGTTTAGAGCGCCGGCCACGGGGTCGATTTGGCCGACCAGTCTTTCCAGCGATTCGCCTTGGCGTCGAGCTTCCCGCGTCGTGGCAGCCAAAGCGCGTTCGGCCTGATTCATACCGCGTTCAAAACCTGCGGTATTCGCAACGAGGTCCACGGTCAGAGCGCCAAGTGACTGAATTGCCACGTTATTTCCTCGAAGCTTGAAGCACTTTTAAGAAGTCTTGCGGGGTAGCGTAACGCAATTCGTCGTCAGATTCCCGGTTAGGGATGAAGTCTGCGACCTTTACATTCTTGTTGCCCATAAGCTGCGCGCCAGTGCTACAAATCAAAGCGGCGGCCTGCTCCACACGTTCAGCTATGTTAAGGCCCCCATGGCGCTTGATGTACTGAGCCCATTGCCGCGCTTCGACCAAGGACAAGTTCTGTTGGGCTTCGGCGATCGTTCGACCGCCTACACCGTTCAGAACTAGTTCGAACCAGAGGTCTTCGGGGGCTTCGTCTTTGCCGATTGCGCCTCGTTAACCGCAGTGATCAGCGCGAGGAACAGCGTGTCGCACATCGCACCACGGCCCTCGATACCAGTCGTGCCGAGGATGTCCGCCGTGGTGAAGATCGGGCCGCCATCTTCGTCGCACACCATGGTCGCGATCCGTGCGGCCAGGTGCTCTTGGTTGCCTTCCGCAGCTTTCCACGTGTTGGTTATAGTGTGGTAGGACGCCAAGCGCACACAGATGTCGGCTGTCAGCTCTTCACCCTCAGTGTTGTGCCAAGTAATTTGGCGCTTCACGAAAGGCTCTTTAACGAATGCGCCCTGTTCCACCAGGTCTTTAAGATTCAGGCCCATGGGTTAGCTCGACGACTTAGGAATGAGAACCGGCTCGCCCGACACCTGGATACCAACGGTCGAAGTGACCATGGTGTTCAGGCCGAAGGTGAACGGGTAGCTGTTCATGTAACCTTCGAAGGTCAGCCAGCTACGGGTTGGGGGTAGAACGAATTCGTCATCGCCCGCGCTGTCTGTGCCGACGGTTGGCGCTACGGTGCCGTCGGAGAACCCGATAGCCCACTGCAGAGTGGTGCCGGAGGTCTTTAGCTGGTGCAGACGAATGTGAGCGGGGTCGGCCGGGTCGAACTGCAGACCGAAGGTCGCGGCGCCCGGAGTAGCCAAGCCGGCCTCGTAGGTGCGCGACAGGTCGTTCAGACAGGTCGTCTCGATTTGGTCGATGGCAGTATCGATGCCGTCGATGGAAGTGATACAACCCACGTCCAACAGGGTGCCTGTTGCGGGGTCAATGGCATACAGGTCGGTGCCCTGGGCCTTGATGGTCATTGGTAGAGCCTCATGGAAGTGGGTATTGACGGCGAAAGCATATCACGCGTATCAGCGATTCACCAACCAGTCAACGTCGAAACTAGTTCGGTAGAGTTTCGTTTC